ACTCCACCTCCTTTATCTGGTGCCTCTGGAAGTGCTAATTGTGCTTGAGTTGCAGGACCTGGAGTAGTTGATGTTGTCGGGCTTCTAAATATCTGAGCTCTCTGTACCTGATTACCAAATGGTGGTGATACTGACCGAGCTGAATTTGCTCCTTGAACAAAAAATCCTTGTTGGCCAAATGCATTTTTAGGTGGAGTCCTAACACCTCCACTTCTAACGACTGGGGTACTTATTATATTACCCTGCTGAGGTCCTACTATAGGTGTTGTCCTTACCGGAGCTAACTGTGCAGGAGTTAATACAGCTACAGGAGCTGTGGTATTTAACACCAATGGAGTTCTAACTGGTGTATGTTCGCCAATTGGTGAATTGTTAACTCCTGGCTTCCCAGCTGTTCCTGGAATTATATTACCTACACCTGCTGATCCTCCAATAGTAATTGGTCTTAGAACTATAGTACCACCAGAACCACTTTTTTCTTGGGATACATCTTCTAAATTGACAGGCTTTTTATATGTCTGTATTATCTCTTTTATAAATACACGAGGCGATCCTAAATGTATTATTTCAGTTGAATTCTTTTCATATGGCGAAATTGGTATTGTACGCTTCCATAATACATTTGGAATATTTAAATAATCATCGCTATTTAAATTTCTGCTATATGGTAATATTAAACCTGTATCTGTGTTTCGTAATGCTCTACCAGATATATACACACTTCCAATTCCTGCTGCATCATCTGGAAATATCCATACTGCAATTACACGAGCAAAATCTTTTTGTATATATTTTAATGGTTCATAATATAAAGGATTACCATTAATGTCTAATACTTCAACATGTATATCACTATCCGGAACTAAATTGTTCGGATGTGCTTTAATCTTTATTAAGTTTTTTCCAGCTGTGAACTTTTGTGGAAATTCTACTATTCCAAAATAATCTGGTGATAGTAGAGATTTATCTCGTATTACATACTGCCACGCTCTTAGACCGACGTAACTCGCAATATTTTTAATTTCTGGATCGTTATAAACTGGCAATCTTTTTCTCCGTTAAATACCTTTAATATAAATATTACTCGAATCGAATTTCGGAGTATCCATTTGCTTTCTTAATTTCTATTAATTTGTCCATTACATCTCGCATGGCATCTATATGAGATATACACAATACAAAGCCAAATTGAGTTTTTAGATAATCAAATAGATGATACATTGAATTTAAGTTATCCGAATCAAGTACTCCAAATCCTTCATCAATAGCTAAAAAGTTTGGTCTTGGGAGATTTGATATGTTAATTAATGAAGTTCTAATTGCAAGAGAGGATATAAATTTCTCCATTCCTGATGTTAACTCTAGAGGCCAGTAATTATCATCATCATATACTATATGTGCATTTATATTTTTTCCATCTGTATGTAATACAATTGTGAATTCGACAATTTGGTTTAAGATATTATTTATTTCAGATTCTATTTGTGGTAATGCCCTTGTAATTAAATGGTATGGAACGCCGTTTCGTTGTACTGCTTTTTGGTAATATTCATAACCTTGGTATTGTTGTTCTAAATCTATTAAACGGTGAATTCCATTTTGAGCATCTTGCCTAGATTTTTCTGCCATCTTTAACCTACCTGATATTATTAATAATTTACTATGTAATTCAGTTAATTCAAAACTTACAGTTGATATTTCATCTCTAATTTCTTGAATTTCAATATTTTTATCTTTATTAAATTCAATATTAGATAATTGTTTTTGAGATTTAACAAATTGACTTTTAAGATCATTAATATTATTGTTAACTGTCTCAATATCCCATTTAGTTTTTTCTAATTGATGTTTTTGTGCAATTAATGTTCCATTACTTATACCTAATGAATGTTTCATTTCTGATAAAAGCTTTAACTTTTCTTTAGGCATATTATTTTCGATAGTGATAATTGTTTCTGCTATATCATCAATATCAAATAATATTTGTTGTTCTTCATCTATCAATTTTGGTAAATAATCTGCAATTTGTTTAGTTTCTTTTAACCACGGATTGGCCATACAAAAAATACAATCTTCATCCCATTCATGTTTATCTAATTTAGATACCATTTTTTGAGCATGCTGGATCTTTAACTGTTTTACCTTTACAGCATTTTTTAATGTAATAACATCTGCTTTATGTTTTGTTAGATCAGTGACTTGTTTATTTAATTCAACCACATCTACTTTATCAATTTGTAACTGTAGGTTTTTATTTAAATGAAGTTGAGATTTTATTGATTCTCCTTGCTTATCCTCATCAAGTGATTTAGTAATCAATGCATCATTTGATTGTGATATTTCAAATAGAATATCATTTGGTTCTGATAATGTAGTATCTACTTTCTTTAATTCCTTTGTCATGGTAAAAATGATATCATTAAGATTTGTCTTCATTTCTTCATGTTCATCCTTATTTAATTTCATTTGTTCATATGAACCAGTATGTTGAGTTATAATATCATTTGCATCTGCTAGGTCGGTTGAAAAATCTTTCCTTTTATATTCTCTAATCAATGCAGCAGTTTCTCGTATATCTTCATGTCCTATAAGATACTGTTGTTCAAATATGTCTATATCTAAAAATTGTGATAATAAATCTTTACGCTCCCTTTGAGTTTTATCAATAAATCCTGTATTGTTATCTTGTAATGACAAGGCTGTTAAAACAAAGTCTTCATATGATCCTAAGTACTGTCTTATATTTTTATTAGTAGAATCTCGCTGATCTCCATTTAAATTTTCCTCATTACCAGATTCATCTACTCTCCAGAAATTAACATTTAATTTGACATGACCTCTATTATTCTTCTTTGCAAATCGTTCAATATAATATGTATGATTATTTAATCCAAATTCAAACTTACACGAAAATGATGATTTTTTATTATTTAATACATGGGCAGCTTTTTTGGTTCTAGAACATTTATCAAAACAACAAAATGATAATGCATCTAACAATGTTGACTTTCCAGAAGCATTAGGCGCAAATAATCCATATGTACCAGTTATATTTGTAAAATCAATAATATTATCAGGTCCATAACTAAACATATTTGAAAATTCAAATTTCTTAGGTTGCCATGTTATATTTCTCGTCACTAAACTAACCGGAAGTTTAGAATGTACATTCCTATTAATATGTCTAATAGTATCTAGTAATACTTCATCTAATCCAAATTCATCTGATAAATATTCTGTAATTGTTTTGTTTTGCCATTCCACATCTCTAACATTCCCAAAATTAATTTTATTGGTAGAATCATTAGAATTTAACGAATTCATTTTTTGAATAGAAATTTCTTGTACTTTATACTGTGACTTTATATCTGCAATTATTTGTTTTAATGTACCTGAATCAGTGTCTTTTACCTTAAGTCGTAATCTAGGTCGTTTTGGTATTTTATCTGATGGGTTAACTATTTTACCATTATCTACTTCAAATGTATAATATCCAAAATCATTTTGAATTTCTATAAACTCGCATTTTTTAGTTTTTAAATCCCATACCATTATACCATGTCCTAATCCTTCACCATGGTTTTGTTGAACTAATGATCCAGCATATGCTATAGTCTTTTCTTCATCTAAAAATTGTGGACGGTGTATATCTCCTAATAATGATAAATCATGTCCTTTAAACATTTCAGTTGTGACATGAGTATTACTTAATGTAAATCCTGCATCCGTAGAAGCATTGTGTACAGAACCATGATGTAATGCAATCTTATAATCTCCCTCAAAATCAGCTGCTTTTATGTAATCTACAGGCTTATCAAAGACTGACATTACGTTAAAGTGTACTCCGGAAATACAATATATACCGTTGTCTTTAAGATAGTGTAAGTTTTGATGATTCAAGGCTTTAATGATAGGACTTAAGGCGTCAAGTCGATAACTATTATTTAGGTTACAATCATGGTTTCCTGTAATAACTATTGTTGGTGCTAAATCTGCTAGCCTCCTAAAAAAATCTGACACCATATTAATTAATTCTGGTGACATATCTGTTTTTGCATGTACTATATCACCTGCTACATAAATTAATGAATTTGGCGTTTTTGTCTTTTTGATGTATGCATATAATCTATTAAATACTAGATTATATTCTTTATGTCGTTTAACATTCCTAACATGTACATCTGCGATATGATATATTTTATCAATCGAATCTAATTGTGTTTCTATAATCTGCATAATATTGTTTGTTCCATTAAATACTCTTGAGACATTCGAGGTGTAGTCTCTAAGATTTCTTTTGTTTTTTCAAATCCTAATTCATTAGGATCTTTACTAGTCAAGTCTACGAAATATACATCTAGACCATTATTCATAAAATATCCAGCTGTTTCTAAAGCTTGCTTCTTTGCATCCTTATCAAGGCATATATAAATTTCTGTAACACCTTTTTCTACAATTCGTCGCTTAAGGGTATCTGAAATTGTTTTTCCAAATAATGGAATTACATTACGTTTAATAGTAATTGCATCAAATGCACCTTCCACTAATATAATTGGTAAATTCCAATTTATATGTAATTCAAATCCAATAATATCTTTTGACGTAGGAGGATTTTTATGTTTATATACATCTTCAGGATAATACGATCTTGCGACAAAATAATTTAAACTTCCATTTGCGTCATAACTTGGAATTATAATTTTTTTTCGATACAATCCTTTTCTACAATATCCAATTCTATATTTTAATATATCATGTATACCAATTCCTCTACCTTTAAGATAATAAATTGCATGTCTATATTCAGGTGATAATTTATCTAATTGCCATAAAGGTCTGTATCCTTCTGGTAATTGTAAAACTGGAGTATTTGTTGTTGTTTTAGTTGGTTTATATTCTACCTCATCTAATAAATCAACTAACTTGGATATCTTTGCACGATCTACATTTAATTTACGAAATAACGTAACCAATTTTCTACCAGCTATATTACATACCCAACAATGCCAATGTTGTGATATAGTATTAACTTCTAATTTTTTCTTTTGGGTATGACAGAATGGGCAATGGTATGCTACATTGTTATTATTTGTAGACTTTCCTGATCCTAAAACAGTGTTTATTAATGTACGTAATTTAAAGTCTTTCATTTAAACTAATATAACAAAAATATCTCGAATAACCTAATCTTTTTCAGAAAACCATGATTCTGGTATTAACTTTTCTGCCCACGGAATTCCATGTTTATCACAATAAGATCCATATGTAGTTTTACTACCTTTTCGTATTTTTGTCTTGCCTGACATAAACACCATTCTTATATCTAATTCAGGATGTTGCTTTTTTATTAACAAATGCTTCTTCCTATCCTCAGCAACCCATCTACCTTTAGTTTCTACTAATATGCCATTTGGTAAAGTAAAATCAATTGTATAAGTGTGTTTAGTTTCTGGTTTGATATATGGTATTACAGTAGTCTCGTATTCAAATGTGATTTTTGATTCTTTTAGCTGATCTGATACTTTATGTTCAAATCCTGATCTATATCCATGCTTAATCGCATTTGATCGTAACTTACTTTTAGTTCTCCATGACATAACTTGTTCTTTTATATAAATATGTTAATAATCCCAACGAACCACAAAATTCATGTCAATATCATCTCGTTTTTGCACAGCCTGAGATAATTTACCAACTGCTAATAATTGTGACTTATCATTATATAATCCAATTGAAGTTATATACGGTTTCATTGTACCGGATATAAACCCTGGATGTATTAATTCTCCGGATCCATTTGATGTTAAATAATCATTTGAGGTTTCATTACCATCTGGTGGATTATATGTTGCAGTTGGATTCATTGATACATTACATGCATCTTTTGGCACTTCTACAAACACTTCATTTTCATATATTGTATGAACTCCGTTATAACTAATCTTATAAGAGCCGGTTAATGCGCCCTCAAATTTTGGTAATGGTGATGATACAACAATATGTCCATTTCTATAAAATACATTACCTACTACACTTGATTGGTATACACCACATGTATTATAATCTGCATTAGCTAATGAACCAATTTGAGTAGAACTTAAACCGTACTTATAATATCGAATTTCTGCCATACTACCAGAGAATCTTGCAAAATCATGATTAGTTTGTTTTCCACCAAACATTACTTTTGCGTTATTTTTTGTAAGGCCTAGTAATTCTTCTGTATAAGATTCTTTTGTTCCATTAACCCATAACTGTAACTCACTTCCTGATCGCTGTGCAACAATATGATGCCAGCCTTGATTAGTAGAAGATCCGGTACATTGAGTAGTACTAGTAAGTGAAACGGTATTAGTCGAATTTCCTCCTCCTCTTTGTTGAAACCGAATACATCCATTTTCTAAAATACCAGCTTGGTTATTTCGAATACTTACATGATATGGAAATGATGTAGTTAATGCTTTATTAATTTCTCTAGTTTTAACTGTTTTGTCCTTAAGGTCATAATATTCTTCATCACTTACAACATCTTTTCGTATTAATGAATTATAATTCGTATCCTGATTAGATTGTGATACTGGGGCCCTTAACCAAAATGACCATGCAAAATTATCACCTGCTCCAGGATTAAGACTTTTATGATTTGGAGATTTAATATAGCTATTAACTCCATCGAAAGCACCTGCTATTCCTGAATCTGCTACTGTACCTGTAAGCGTAACACCTGGATGAGTAGTTATAGAATATGTCTCAGCTTTTGCGCCTATATTAGCATGGCTTTTAATTTCCATATCAGATGTAATAGTACCGTAATTAGTATCAAACTTTCTAAACTCATTATTAAAAGTCCAATAACCAACTAACTTTCTATAATCTGCAAAACTTGAAGAATTAATTTCATGACTTCTCAAATTTCCTAAACCATCATCATGTATAATATGGCCTGGTTCTGCTATAGATACTGTGCCTGGCTTTATCTTTTCTCCCATTTCAAAATATGGAATTGAAAATAATGAAGCTGTTAAGAACAAGAATTTTTCTGTAGTTCTTTGGTTTGAATGCTCATGTGTACGAGCCGGATCATATGGGTGTCTATAATACCGATGATCTATATGATTCCAAACCATAAATTGATTAGTACCATTTTCATTAACTGGATCATCTGATGCTATTGCGGCGCCTATTGCAGGCGTATATTTTTGATGTTGTGCACCGTAAAAATTAAAGCCACTCCCTGTTTCAGAAACTATATATCGTTTATGTGCTTTAAAAGAAGTGGTTCTATAATCGCCTTTGTCAATTGATCTAAATACTGTTGGTATTGTTGGCATATCATATTATTATTTTATTAAAAGTCTAACTTAACTTTAATTAATACCTCTCTGGTAAATGATTTTAGTAAAGGTTGGCTAAGTTTTGCAACAGCTAATAATTCCTTTCTTTCATTATACATTCCCGCGGTAGTAATATATACTTGAGGATCATATACAAATGTATTATATGCTAATTGTCCTAATGACCCTGTTATAAATGATGGATTATTTGAATAATTATATTCAGCATTCTTCATCCGTACAAAATAATATGTAGATTTTACAGCTTCTGATGACCTTGCTTGTAATCCTAATGTTGTTGGATTATTTCCATATGATGATGACAATGAATTAACTAACTGTACCATATGATTTGCTCCTTGTACTCCACTTCCAAGCGCGGTAGTAAATCCAGCTCCTCCATGTCCAGTAGCATCAGCACTTGATGAATGGTGTCTAGGCTCATCTAATGTATCTCCATTTAAAATTACTATTCCATGTTGAGGATATAACAATCCAAAGTATTTTGGAGCTGATGAGTTAAAAATATTTGTTCCTGCATCAATTGATCCTGAAACAATATTGTAAATTAATCCAGCCTCACCCACAGATCCTGCAACTGATGAATCATCTATTAATCTTATAGTTTGTCCTGCATCTGATCCTGTTCCTCCCATAGCTAAATTTATTTCTAAATTACCTGGATCAATTTTTTCTCTGTAACGAGCTCTATTAAAATTAAGTATATAAATTGAATCTGTATTAATTCCATTAATTGTAAACTGTTTATCATCTGGTGCTAATAATAATTGAGCGTATTGTTTATAAATTGCTCTGGATGGTGTATCATTATTTAAATTACCTGTTGTATCAGCTGATCCAGATCCTTGTGCATTTCCATATGCTACACTAAACTGCTCAACCGCGGTTGTATCTGTTGCAGGATCTTTATCATATACATCTACAAAATATGATTGCTGTGCATTTGTTAATGCAGATGATGTAAAGTAACCAGTTAATGTTCCAACATTTCCTGTAAATAATCCTCTTGTAACTGTTTCTTGATTATTTGGTAATATATCATCAACTGGGTCAAATGCTGTATATATTCTTCCTAATCGAGCTCTTCGATTAGCTAGTTCACGTTGTCTAATAATATTGTTGGCTAAGTTTCTGGCCAAGCTCATTACTTGTTGATTAACTGCTCCACCACCTCTTACTGGAGATACTGGTGCGTCTCTTCGTGATGCCATTTGTCTTGATCCACCGTAAAAATTTCCTCTAACTGCCATTTCTTATTCCTTTTTTAACTTCCTTGTACTGTAGGTGCTGCTGCCGTAGTTGCAACTTGTAATTTATTAGCTGTCACTGTAAGGCTAACTCTACCTCCGGTTTCATTTCCTATTATTAATAATGTTGCTGTTCTATCTGATAACAATTGTTCTTTTGCTACCACTTCAAATTCAAATCCAGTAACTGTAATTGATTGTGCTGCTTCTGAATCTCCTATAAATTGTGGTACAGATGCAGTACCTCTTGCAGATTTTGTAGCTCTAATTG